GGGATATCTCCTTGTTAAGAGGCTCACAGCTACCTGTGTAAAGCTTCCAGTCATTCTCCCTCCAGGCTATCTCAGTGAACCACTCAGGATCTCTTGGGTCAGTACACTTGTATCCGCCAGTAGGTCCATCCCACAGTCTGTACTGCTTCCTTCCGACATACTTCATTCCAGTCTGAGTGTCCTCTACAAGGTAGATGAATCCCCAATAGTTCTCAGGGTCATGCTTCATGCCCTCCCAGTGGTGCCCATTGAGGTAGACTTTGCGTCTGTAAGCTGCCTCTTCTGGGGACTGGAAGGTACCTACTGTCTCTAGAGACCCGTCATGCTCCCACACTCTGGCCTGGTAGAGTCCGTTAGGTCTCTCATAAACCCCTTTCATTTGCCACCTCATTAAGTATATCTAGGATGTCAGATACCATCAAGTTTTGATCTACGTCCTTACCGGATGCCAATGCAACAAGGGCCAGATAACAGGAAGCTGCCATGTACTTCAGCATTACCGTATCTTCTGGGAGGGTCTCGACAACCATATCGAATATAGGTCTCTTATCGTTCATTAAGAAACTCCTTCAGTAGGAAAGCCCCGAGATCTTCTACGGAACTTAAGGTTAACTGTGCCTTCAGGTCCTTATCCTGCACTTTACTTACAAGGTTCATTACCTGTATAAGTGCCACCATACAAGAGGCCAGGAGTTTCACATCCTTTTCGGGTAATACAGCTACCATCTCCATTGCTCCGTACACAGTACCTCTTGCTGCATTCTCAGTTGTCATCTTGATACTCCCTTGGTCTAAACTTTATGGCACCTATGCCTTGGTTGAAATACTGGTAGTCCCCGTTAGGTAACTTAGTGGTTAGTACATCGAGATCCCACAGTACTTTAAGCTCCTTGTAGTGTAGCTCTTGTCTGCTTCTGCACTGGTAGAGTATCTCATACTTGTACTTGTGGGTTGGGTTCTCTTTCATATGCTTACTGAACTCCTTTGAGGAACCCTTATAGCTCTTCCAATTGCTCTCTTTCCAGCACTTATCTTTCCACTTAGGATTCTGTCTGTCTGTTACCTTTGTCTTGCAGCCATACACGTTGCTGATAGCCGAATGGTACTGCTTCTTACCTACATACATCCTTGAAGTATCTACATCTGTTATCCTGTAGATAAATCCGAAGTATCTTGAGGGATCAGGGGTAAGACCACCCCAGTTAGAAGCCTTCATAAAACACCCCTCGATCTCTTACAAGGTACAGTAACTGTGCAGTAAGCATCATCTGTTCTCTGTCACCCCACTTAGTTAACACTGCATCGTACATCTCCCTTGCCGTATGACAACCCTTAAGAATCTTCTCTGCTGTCTTAGGGCCTACACCTTTAAGGCCCACTATACCATCTGTACTGTCACCTGTTAGTAGCTGGGAGTAGAAATTCCTCCAAGACTCCTCCTCGTCTACCCATGTGATAGCCCCGCTAGTTATGTTGTAGTGGTGCCCTTGTATCTGCCTGAGGTCTTTGTCTACAGAGCAGATAATTGTCTCTCCTAGTACAGAATCCATGGCCATAAGATCATCAGCTTCATACTCTCCAGGTTCACTCGTAGCATCATAGTGCTTCTCAAGGTACTTCTTACATGCGTTTAGATGCTCTGGTAGTCTTACACCTGTTCGATTCATCTTGTAGGATTCTACAAGTCTATTCCTGAAAGAACCTCCGACAGATAGGTAGGTCTGTTGTGTCTCTACTTCTGTGTCAGATAGTATCTTCTCCATCAGTTTGGCACAGATGAAGTAGGCATTCTGTACAGGTTCAGGAACAAACGTCAAGGTCACCGACCCCTCCACTTCTACTGCTCTAAAGTCTGCATCCTTCTTGTACTTAAAGACCTCCTCTCTGTTGCCATCAAACTGTACTATATACTGCCTCCCATCAGTCACGGAGGCAGCTCTATAGGCCACTATGTCCCCATCTATAAGCGCCCTAGAATGGGACATCTGTGCTCTCCTCTGAGCAATCCTCGAAGGCCCCACCACCACTGTACTCTACATGCTTTACTATCTGTACAGCGTCAAGGTATGTAGCCAGTATCCACTTGCCTTTTATCTTCCAGGCTTTGCAGGAGAGCTTAAGGTTACAGACTGATCCATTGCCGATGTCTTGGGTAAAGGGTGTCTTTCCGTCAGCCCCTACGATCACTGGTGGTTTCTGCTCGATACCCTTAACTATGCGTTCTTTCTTAGGCACCAATACGTAAGGCTCTTCTACCTGTCCGTAAGTCTTACTGTTGATAGTGAAGCCTAAAGCCTTAAGCTCCTCACCTGCTTCCTCTGTAAGTGCTGCGTCAAGCTTCCACTTGTCCCCACCAAAAGCAGTATCCGGTTGGTGTACATGTGCCCAGTAGACCTTAACGTTCTTTAAGATATGATTGACATAACCATCAATATACTTCTGATCCATTTGTACTCTCCTTAGTTAGTAATACAGTTTAGTTAATTAGTAAGACAACTAGTATTGTTATAACAGAAATAGTCTATTCTGTTTCAGTAAGAGCTAACTCCTTGACCTTGCGGAATATCTCGTGCCTTAGCTGTCTGGTATCTACTGGTGGCCACTTGTACTTCTTTAAGGCATCATACAGTTCTTCATGTACTACATCATAAAAGACAGTCTCCAGTAACTGACTCATGTGTCTCGTATGGAATCCTTCAGGGGAGATCTTACTGATTGTCTTCTGTACCAAGGGGTTAGTTACTGTAGTATCTGCTATCTTCAGCTCTACAGATTGCCTATGTATCTTGTCTCTATCAAGAGCAGAGTCCACCTTGAAGGACTCATTAAGCTTCTTTGCAAACTTACACTCACCGAACTTATTGATAAAGTCATAGTTCTTTATGACCACTCCTTCACCTTTCTTACCGTCCTTCATGAGGTATGTGCTAATACTATCAGCCAGATCCGGGATATAGTACGCATAGTATGGCACATGGTCCACTTTGCACTCCTGTAGTACATGCACGAAGTCATCAGGCAACAGGTATCTCTCACCGTCAAACACATCGAACACATAGAACTTATTCCAGGCTTCCTCTCTGTACTCTTTGATCGTGTGGGGTACTAGCCACTCACCATATAGCACCCAACTAGGGTTGGCCTCTAGGAGATCAGATATACCCTTATGCTCTGACACATACGCTAAGAAGCCCCTGTTGTCATTACCCAGACATAACTCTCTGTTCCTACTGGCAGCCCTAATGATACCATCATCATACCACACAGACCCATTAGTGCCATCGAGCTTAGGTTGTACGTATACTGTTCCATTGGCTAGTATACCGTTAGTATCTGACTGACCCAGTCTGCTCACCTTCTCATACTTTCTGAACATCTAACTCCTCCTTGAAGTATGAACCTACTTGACAGTACTCGGATGGACAGTTCCCGTGCTCACAGTTGAATATGCAGAGGTAGCATGGGTCTTCATCCGCCCTGCAATCAGTAAGTACAAATGTGGCAGTAAGTTTAAGTTCAGCTTTCATCTCTCTAAGTTCTCCTCTTGTTTATCCCATCTGAATCTCTTGAACCTTGGGTGCCTTAGCTTATTACCCCTAGTCCATCCCATTGCCTCTACCTCTATGATACCCAGCAGATACTTCTCTTTGTCCTTCCATACTGCTGCACGAGTCTCATCGTCCATCCCACTTATCTTTCCGTACTTCGTTACGAATGCTCCAAGCATCCCTTTGTACTTACCTTTACCTTCCTTAAGATCCACCACTCTGATATCTACCGTGACAGATGGTTTAATCTTGACTGGTTTCCTAGTGGATGTGTCTATGTTTCCGTTGGGATCTATAGGCCACATTACAAGGCCCTCATAGCCAGCCCACAGTACATCAGTTAGGTGTTCCATTAGCAAAGACTCAGGAGGATCCAGTAGGTTCATCTTCCTTAGGACATCACAAGGTGGTACAGTCTGATACAGTTGATCCAGTCTGATCCTTTTACCTGAGCTACGATTACGACACAGAGATACACTTGTATTCCAATCTTCATCGTATACCTCGAAGATACCTGAGACACCCTTCGGGATATCCTCGAAGTTATACAATGGCTTACCGCTCTTAGAGGTAGCTTTACCGCCCTCTACGATAGCACATACACCGTCTAGTTTTACAGTAAGCAGCCAGTAACCTTGCAGTATGCCACCTGTGTATGTCTTAAATTTAATCATTCAGCTTCAACCTCCATGTATTAAGTCTCCTAGTTATCGAAGAGATACTTACATTAAGTTCTTCTGCTATCTCCCTATATGTGCAGCCTTCTGACAACATTAAGGCTACTCTTCTGTCTTCCTCTGTCAAACCACTTAGGAAATTCTCCACGTCTATACGTGTATCTACATCTTCGGTGTAGCTGCAAGTATCCAGAGCCTCTTCAGACACTCTACGCATACCCTCTAGTCCATACATGTGCTTATTGTTGTCTCTAGAGACATACGTTCTGAGCCTCCCGAATACCTGACCGTACAGGTAGGTATACATGGAGTTACCTAGGCCCTTACGATACTTAGGTATCTGTTCGGTGACTATGAGGTACGCCTGCCCTATAAGGTCATCACGGTCTGCACTTTTGTTGTACATGAGAATCTTACGGACTACAGTTGACACCAGTTTGTCTATGTTAGTATTCATTAGGTACCTCAGTGTCACATGTACTGTCCCATGCCTTAAAGGTACCAGCTAGACTGCAGATACCATACTCAAAGTCCTCGTCTATATCTTCATGCAACTCCTGGAAACTAACCCAGTGTGGACATTCTTTACATCTAGTAGCGGTCATGTTAATCCCTCCTTAATGGCAGTCAGCCCAGTTCTTACCGACCTTATACTCAGCCTCTATCGGTACCTTTATGTCCATCTCACGTCCTGTCTCTAGAGCCAATAGACACATCTCCTTGCCTACCTTATGTGGGTTTACGGATACAGGTACTCTTCTCTGAGTCTCGTCATGATCCTTGTTGTTCGGTTATGTTCGTTATTCATAACCCTGTTAGTACTAACAGCTATATGTTTCCATATAGAGCGGACTATATCACCACCTTTCGGTGCTCCCCGTTTCCACTGGACTACCAGTGTACGCCTCTCGGCTAGTCTCTGAACTTTCTAGAGTTACTCATCTAGCTTAGCTGCTGATCACCATAGCTTATGCCTTAGGCTTTCCAGCAATTAAAGGAGTTTTACTAGCGCATTATACCATACGCTATCATCTGACACCCTTCAAGATTAGAACACTTGACCATCCACTTCTTGAATACAATTGTAGCTGCGTTCTGTAACAGGGTGTTCAACAGAGCCATAACCTTACGAACATACAGCGGTCTACCATCTATCCCCTTAATGTACCCTCCATTCCTCTTGTAGGCGTCTTCAAGCATCTTAATGAGCTGTTCGATACCCGGATGTGCCTTATAGAATCCCTGCTTGATCTTAGCCCCTTGCTTCTTAGGTCTACCAAGAGTACCTGCTAGCTTACCTGCACCTGCCCCATATAGGAGGGCGTAAAGGGTTGTTTTTGCTGTGTTTCTGTCAGTCCCCCAGACCATGGCGTTGTAGCTATGGAAGTCATTGGTCTTGTCAGGGGAGAGTATCAGGTCGGCTGTCTTTCGGGCATCTTTAAGATTAAGAGCCAGTAAGAAGTGAGCCAGCATGCGTATCTCTATGCCAGATAGGTCTGCACCAACCTGATTGAACAGGTCCTCTTCAACACCAAACAGACTTCTAAGTTCCTTACCGTATACAGAAGTAACTCTAGGGATATTACAAATTGTACCACTGTGCCTGTACCTTGCAGTTGGAGTAGCACAGGTGAATGCATCTGCAGATATATACCCATCGTCTCTCACAGATGCAATAGCCCCGGTACCATTCTCTGATAGCAGGAAGTTTCTTCTGTGTTTCAAGGTATTGTACGTAGCTATCGTCTTGCCTATGCCAGGTGGTAGCGAGTCGTAGGAATCCTCTGTAAGCTTAGGGGATGTCACTCTGAACTCACCAGTCTTCTTATCCTTTACCGTATTGTATTCAGTTGGCTTCCACCCGAGAGACAGCAGAAGATCTTTAACCTCCTCCGAGTTGTTCAGATTGAAAGCCTCAAAGGATACCTTAGTGTACAGCCCCTTGACCTTAGGGTAATCATCCCCGAAGTACTTCTTAGTGTCCTCCGTGTATGTACCATCTGCCTTGAAGGGTTTCCTAGAATTGGTAGGTATATAAGACAGATTCTTAAGTCCTTCAGTATACTGCTTCTTGTATTCAGTCTGCTTACCTTTAGCTACCCCATGTACCAGACATTTCCACGGAGCTATCTTATCGATCTCCTCTACGAGTTCCTTCAGCTTACCGTTAAGCTCAGCGTGTAGTGCAAGTGCTCTCTCCTTAAAGAAATACACTCCATCTAACGTCTGCTGGGCATGTATAGCTGCAACTACCTGCTCTAATTGTAGTGCCTCTGATATCATACTGTAGTGCTTACTGCTCACTATATAGTTATATACTGCAAGGTTAATCAGTACGTCACTCTTACATCTTGACCCCATTAGTGGCGTGTATACTGACCAGTCATCTACTTGTATCTTACTGAGGTCAGTGAGTCTGAGTATCTGCACCCAATCTTCAATACTACGGGTCTCTTCAGGCCACAAGATACAGCCAGCTAGGAAGGTGTCAACCACAGGGCACTTAGGCACCCACTTGTAAAGCTTGTAGAGAGCCGGGAAGTCAAACCCACAGATGTTATGACCTACTAATAGTGTAGCACTGTCAAGGTACTGGAGAGCATCTATTATGTTAGTCCACAGTAGATGCTCTTGAGTCTCGATGCAGTAAGTGCTTATACAGTGTGCTTTAGTGATACCGTAGAGCAGATTATTGCCCTCTAGGTCAAACACCACTGTCTTATTACTCACGGTATACCTCTCTCCCAGTTTTTAGCTTGTTTATGAATTGCTTAGCGTCCTCCAGGCTTGGGTGCGTGTTGATTGGCGACTGTATCCAGACGGGGAACCACCAATACCTTACCTGTACTTCGAAACCTGCATACCTATCTGTAACTATCCGATACTTAGCAAACATTCCGTACCTCCATTGTCATGTCGTGCATGTATATCCAGTGTGGTTCACTAGTACTAAATAAGCCTATAGACCTGATACCAATGTGCCCACTATCCAACCTAATCCCCTCGCTATCCGAAGTCTTAAGCCATAGTGCACTCTCACTGTACTTAACACCATCCGGTTTAAACCTCATGACTACCGGGTACTTGCCGTCCCATACAGCACTTGTCTCAAGCTTCTTAAAGACTTTACCTGTTGATCGACATAAGCTTATGACAGAGTCACAGCTTTCAGTATCAAATGCACAATCCCCACAGATACCATCAGCAGATACAAGTATAGCCCCATCTCTACACTCCAAGGCCACACCTATTATGTCCATCAGAATACCCCCCCAGTTGGTTCAAGATAAGACTGTGCGTTACAGTCATAGAATACATTAAACTTCCCAACGTTACCAAACGCTCTGTCCTCCAGGAGTACAAAGGTACTTGTGTTCCTTTCGTCCTCTTCAAGATCAGCGCTCTTGTTCCTCTCG